ATGAATAAAAAAGCCCATAAGAATGGTGATGGCAAAGCGCGTATAGAGTTTATACCGCCGTTAGCCTTGATTAGAAATGGAGGTAGAGGAGGACATGATGCCTCTGGTAACTGGAGTAGTCGTGGCAGCTGGGGGGGCAGTGGTGGTTATGGTAGTACCAGTGTTTATGGAGGCGGCGGTGACGGAGCAGTACTTATAAAGGTATATTTATAGGATGGAATAAAGCAATGGCACGGAAAATAAGTGAAGACTGTTTATACTGTTTAAAAAAGTGGGAAGGTTTACGATTACAGGCTTATCAAGATGTCTCTGGAGTTTGGACTATTGACTATGGACATACGGGGAAAGCTGGTAAACCAACAGTTATTGAAAGCATGATGATTACAGAAAAAAAGCTGAAACCATGCTTATAGCAGATTTGCGGCAATATGAACAAGCTGTAGAAAAAACGGTTTTATTGACTTAAGTGATGAGCAATTTGGTGCTCTTGTCCTTTTATTATAATATAGGGATCTTAGCTTTTCAAAATTCTACATTACTTAAAAAACTCAACCAAGGCGATTATAAAGCGGTACCTGCCGAATTACAAAAATGGACCAAAGTAGGTGGAAAACGTTTACAAGATCTCGTACACCGTCGTGCAGTAGAGGCATGGTTGTGGGCGAAAGGCGCGTTTGTTTCCTCCAACTATCAAACGGTAGAAAAAAAGCATGCAACAGGGCTTTTCAAAGCATAAGCCCTTGCACCAGTCATTGGATCTTTCTCAGGTTTTAGTGGTTTTTTAGCTGGCAATGGTCCCATCCAATGCGCTTTCGCTGCTATTATGGTTTTAGCAGCGGGTGCTGGTATTTTCTTTGTTGCTAAGCGCTTTCAGGAGTACTGTTTATGATCTTATGGATGAAAAAAAATCTGATGCTAACAGGTGCGGTTTTAGCCGCTTTTTTTATAGTTTTAGCCAAAGCTTTCACTCTTGGAAAAAAGGCTGAACAGCAAAAGCAAACAGAAAATATTTTAAAGACAATAACAGCACGGTTTGAGGTGGAAAATGAAGTTAACAAAAAAACTGATGTTGATGTGCGTGTTGCTCTCTCTAACTGGTTGCGGGATCCATAAATATGCTTCTTCTTGTGTTGGTTGGTTGCCCATTTATTTAAATCAGCAAGATCTGAACGTGATCAGTTCAAACTTAGCAAGAGAGATCTTAAAACATAATAAGCAGGGAGAACGCTTGTGTGGGTGGAAACATGGTAAGAAAAAAAGCTGAAAAACACACAGAGCTCACAGAAGCAGAAAAAGTAATGCTTCAAGAAATGATCATTACCTACCAAAGTGTGAAAGTAATGTCTCGCTTTATGAAGTGGAGTGCATTTTTTCTTTTTTTGCTTATCCTCGATTTTGCCCGCCTCATAGATGCGATAGATGATGTCATTGCACATTTAAAGCAGTTGTTTTCAAAAAGTTAGCTCCCCCAAAATCTTTTACAAAAGCTCTTAAAAAAACACCTCAAAAGAAGTTCTGATTCGTAATAATTGAGAAAATCTCAAAAATATTTGCTAGAATCACAAGAGATATTTCTTCTTTTAACAGGACTTTCTATATGCTTACATCATTTGGCAAAACTTTACGCAAGCTTCGCATTGATCACTCAGAACGCCTCTTAGATATGGCTGATAAACCAGGCGTATCTGTAGCCTTTTTATCTTCTGTAGAAATTGGCAAGAAATCCGTTCCAGTAGGAATGGAAGAAAAGATCATAGAGTTTTATAGCTTAGATAAAGCTATGGCCTCTCTCTTAAAAAAAGAAGCTGATGCCTGTGTCGAAAGAACTTCACAATCAAATCTTCTGATTCATTTAGTCGTGAAATTGTTGGCATGTTTTTTAGAAATTTGAAATGTTTGTCACAACAGGATTTAGCAGCATTCAAAAAATTATTAGAAAAAGTTGGCAAAAAAGAAGCTACTCTATAGAGCTGTATTCGAAAATCCTATTCCATCACTTTTATTTATGCATTCCGCATGTTTAAAAAAGATATATAAAAACAAATGCTCAATAAAAAAGAAGTGGTGCCCAGACGCGGCAGACAGGGCTTTAGCAACAAGAATCAAGTTGTATCAAGTGTGCAAGAGCATATTGATGTCTATAATTTTTTATGTTCCAATAAAAAAATTAAGAATTAAAGAAAAAATCTCAAATCAAAAATTAAAGGTGGTCTAAAAGGTGGACCCAAAAAGGTGGACGAGCAATGTGTGAAAAGGTGGACGAGAAGGGAAATTAAGTGAGGGGGATTCATCGATTATCAGCATTACTTGTCAAGTCTGCTTCTCAGGGTAAATATTGTGATGGGGCAGGGCTGTGGTTGAATGTTCGAAAAGACAATACGCGCTCTTGGTTCTTTCGTTATACATACCATAACAAACGCCGTGAAATGGGGCTCGGTCCAGTCGCACAACTTTCTCTAAAAGAAGCGCGCGAACTTGCCAAGCATTATAGTGCTATTCTCAGAGAAGGCAATGACCCTATTGTCTTTCGAGAACAAACCGTCTTAAAACAGCAAAGCAACATATTCAGTGAGATTGCAAAAGCGGCTTTTGAAAGTAAAAAAGCCGAATTAAAAAATGAAGGCAAAAATGGGCGTTGGTTTTCTCCGCTGGAATTGCATGTTATTCCACACATAGGCAGCCTCTCTATAGAAAAATTAACAGCCAATATCATTCGCAATGTTCTTGCTCCTCTTTGGCATGAAAAAGCAGACACAGCACGAAAAGCGTTAAACCGTATTAACATTTGTTTGAAATATGCTGCGGCTCTTGGTTTGGACGTTGATTTACAAGCTTGTATGAAAGCACGCGCCCTTTTAGGAAAACCCCGTGCTACATCAACAAATATTCCTGCTATGCCATGGCAAGAGGTTCCGGCATTTTATCAAAGCTTGGATGATAAGATTCTTTCAAATTTAGCACTGAAGCTCTTGATTTTGACTGGAGTACGGTCGTATCCATTGCGCTATTTGCGTCTCGAACAAATTGATAAAGATATATGGACGATACCCAAAGAAAATATGAAGGGTATTGTAGGGAAAGTTTTAGATTTTCGCGTGCCATTAAGTCATGAAGCTTTGAAAATGATTGAGAAATCCCTCCCCTTTGAAAAAAATGGTTTTTTATTTGCTGGGAGTTCTGGAAAGCCTATATCTGATGTAACACTTTCTAAATTCATGAAAGACAAAGGTTTTGATTATAGACCCCATGGTTTCAGATCTAGTCTTCGTGACTGGATAGCAGAAACAACGTCAACACCATTTGAGATTGCTGAAACTGTTCTTGCGCATTCAGTTGGGAGTTCAGTGACAAAAGCTTATATGCGGACAGATTTTTTAGAACAACGACATACCCTTATGGAACAGTGGGCTGCATTTATAACAGGAGCGACTTGACAGGCTTATAACAATGTATCTATTGTCGAATCAGGTGCCTAAGAAACACCTTGAATCGATAGCGGATAGATTACCGAAACAATCTTTTCTCCGCACATTAAAGACTTTGACTCGTTGTATGCGTGTAGCATATAAAGGTTTTGTCGGGTGTAGCTATGCCATACAATACCCTTATGGGGAAAGCATAGCGACGGACTATCGACCGTGTTTCTTAGCGCCCGGCATTCCTCTGGAATGTCAATAAGAAACCTCTAATCGATAGGAGTTCGTTATGAACACTCTTATAAAAATTACGGAACAAACAATTGATCAGGAAGCTGTTCAAACTGTTAACGCACGTGAATTACATGCATTCATGGAAGTTAAATCTAATTTTAGAGATTGGATAAAAAATCGCATTGAGGACTACGGATTCTTAGAAAATAAGGACTTTATAAGTTTCGCTAAAATTTTAGCGAAACCTAATGCCCCTCAAGAAAATCAAGACTTTATGAGTTTTACTCAAAAAAGAGTAAAACCTAAAAGCGGTCGTCCAAGTAATAGAATATCACCTCACATTAGACATGGCGAAGGAACTCTCAATGGTTGAACGCAATGAGAAAGGTAGACAGGCTCGTCGTTACTTTATTGAGTGTGAGAAAAAGTTAAAAAGCCAATCTGTTGAGTATGATGTTGATAGACGCTTTGATTTGCCAAGCCATTGGGAGGGTATGAATGCTGGTGAAAAAGCTTTATATCTTTTAGGTCCTATCCATGTTCGTCTTATTGATGCTTTTAGAGTGGATGAAGAGAACAGAAAATATAAAGCCCTCATTAAAGAAGCTAAGCAGGTTTTAGCAAGGTCTGTTACGAAAGCTGCTTAAGTTTAAAAGCATGGCTCATCTCCCCGTTTCAAAAGCGGGGAGGGGATTATTGGATAAATCTCTTGACATAAGCTTTAAATGTAGTACATTGTAATACAAATAAATAGGAGGTTTAAGCGCATGGGTAAAATTCAAGCACGCATACCTGATGAAGTTCAGGAAGTTGCAAGCGCAGTAATCAAATCCACGGGCTTAACTGTATCAGATGCGGTACGTATGTTTATGACCCGCATTGCTAGAGATAGAGCATTACCGCTTGATCTATTTCAACCCAATCTGGAAACATTACAGGCTATCGAGGATGCTGAAATGGGACGTGTCGAACGTACGTCATTAGATGGTTTGCGAGCCATGATTCGTGATGATAAAGCCGAAGTATGTAAGTCTGCAAAGTGACTTTGGTTAGCTATGCGGGAAATTGTTTATACTAAATCTTTTCGGTGTGATCTGAAACGTGAAAGTAAAGGGCGATATGCTGATACATTAGAGACAGATTTGCTACTTGTGATCAAAGCATTAGCGGAAAACGAGCTCCTAAAAGTGCAGTGGAGAGATCACGCACTAACAGGGCAATGGCGAAACTGTCGTGATTGCCATATTAAACCAGATTTAGTTTTGATCTATCGAAAGCCTGATGATGAGACTTTAGAACTTTTGCGGCTTGGTTCACATTCTGAACTGCGTTTATGATAATTTTTCAATTTTTTGAAAACCACTGTTTCATATGTGCAACGACATTATCTCTCGTATCTGTGAGACGTGCGAAATTGATAATTCATTTGCCAAACAGTTTCGCACGTTTCAGAATGTATTTAGAGTCGGATATTTGGTTTTTGTGTAAAAATATTTCCTACAGCATCTATAAGACGTGAAAAATCAAGCGCCAATAAGAGTATAATGAGTACAATCCATTTTGTATAACGTGACATCACTTTTATACTTTTGTAGGTCATGATAATTTCTTGAAGGATTTCTTTTTCTCCTTCTGTAAGTTCTATATCGTCTTGTGTTTTTTTCCTAGCCATGTTTCCACCCACACACACGTTCGCCCTGCTTGTTATGCTTTAAGATCTCTCTTGCTAAATTGGAACTGATGACGTCAACATCTTGCCTCTCTAAATAAATTGGTAACCAACCAACACAAGAGACATACTTATTTGTTCCGCAACCAACGAGAGAGAGCAGCACGCACATCAGTATCACTTTTCTGATTAACTTCATTTTCCACCTCCAGCCGTGTTGTTGCTGCCTTTAGGGTTTTTTCTGTTTGCTTTTGCTGTTCTGCTTTTTTTCCAAGGGTAAAAGCTTTTGCCAAAGCCATAAAAAAAGCGGCTAGAGCCGCGCCTGTTAATAGTAGATTTCTTTTCATCCATAAGATCATAAACGGTGTTCCTGAAAACGTTTAGCAACAAAGAAAATGCCAGCACAGGCGGCTAAAACCATGATAGTGGCGAGCGCCCATTGCACTGGACCATTGCCGGCTAATAAGCCACCAAGCCCAGAAAAAGAACCAATGACTGGTGCAAGGGCTTCGGCTTTGAAAAGCCCTGTTGGTGCTTGCGTTTCTACGGTTTGGTAGTTAGAGGAAACAAAAGCACCTTTCGCCCATAATCCTGCTTCAGCTGCACGCCGGTGTACAAGACCTTGTAAGCGCTTACCACCGGCTTTGGTCCATTTCTGTAATTCGGTTGGGATTGCTTCATAATCGCCACTATTGAGTTTCCTTAACAAGGTCGAATTGCAAAAAGCTGTTGTTCCTACATTATAGCAAAAGGAGACCAATGCCGCGAATTGTTCATCCGTTAAGGAAACTTGAACCGCTTGTTCAACGGTATTTTCAAATTGTCTTAAATCTTGGCAAAGAAGTTCTTCAGCTTGTTTTTCAGTGATTGCCATGCCTTTGTAAACAAAAGGTTTTCCGGCATTGTTTGTATGTCCATAACCAATGGTCCATACACCAATGGCGTCTTTATAGGCATTCAAACGCAAGCCTTCCCATTGTTTAATCAGTGCTAGCCCTTCTGGTGATATTGTTCTCATGTATTGCTCCTATAAAAAAGCTCCACACAAGGCGGAGCAGATTGATAGATTAAAATTGTAATTATTGCGTTTTATTAAAAGTAGTGTTTCATGTAACTTTTTTTTGTGTTATACGTTACATGAAACATAATGGAGATTTTGTTATGGCTACAATGCACGTCAATGAACGCGTTCAAAAACATCGCAATGCACAAAGAAAAGCAGGTTTGCGTTTAATACAAATTTGGGTACCAGATACTCGTCAACCAAACTTTGCAGAAGAGTGTCGACGCCAATGTCGCTTAGTCGCAAAAATGGATAAAACAGATACATCTATGCAGTTGTTAATGGATAAATCTTTAATGGATATTGATGGCTGGACAGAATGATGCGTGGATCTCTCGTCACAATAGCGATGCAAGGCGATTTTGGTAAACCAAGACCTGCGTTAATCATTCAAGCCAATCAATTTAGTGAACATACAAGCGTGATGGTTTTACCAATTACAAGTACACTTATTGATGCACCATTACTCCGTATTACTGTCCAACCAGACGCTAAAAATGGTTTACAAAAGCCCTCGCAAGTCATGATTGATAAGATTATGACAGTAAGATGTGAAAAAGTTAGTCCAGCTTTCGGCTTCATTCATGCAGATAAAATGGTAGAAATTGAACGTTGTTTGGCTGTATTTTTAGGAATAGTAAAATGAATGAGCACCCTATGTTATTGTTTTGCTATCGGAATTGCACCAAGGCTATCAAGAGAGTCTCTTTATCGTTCTTTAAGCGATAAAGGCGACCCACGGCTTTCTACTTTTCTCAGTGTTTTGAGTGCTTTAAATTTGCAGATTAGTTTAGCGCCTATCCAAAATAATTGTAAGGAACAAGCGGCTTTAGAAGAAGCCTGTATAACCCCCTCCCCATTTTGAGAACGGGGAGGGGGCATATTTTTTACCTAAGCAACCTTTTTAATAGGACTATCGAAATTTGGTTCATAAGTGCGCAACAAAGAATCCATGCTATGCGGTAACTCTGAATCGCCAAAATCTGTTAGAACTGCTAAAATCTTAACAATATTCGGTACATCATCTTGGAGTTTTAAAACTAAAACCTTTTCTACCAGACTCATGATGTCAACCAGAGCTGTACACTCTTTTTCGTTGATATTTTCATCATTAGAAAACTGAAACAATGCCATCCACAAATCGCATAAGAAGTTGGTGTCTATCTTCATTGTACACCTCCAAAGATTTGCTCTCTTAAGCATGCCAATCCTCTGGAGGTGATTTTCGTTGAAGGGAGCACCTTTTCTGTACCATCCGGTCTTTGAATGGTGATAGCAGGGCAATCCATAAAGCCTTTCTTGATCTTGTCCTGATAAGGTAACAGAGGCGCTCCTGGAGCCCGTCGATAGACCCAATCGTGTTTACGTAAGTAATCGGTTAAATCTTTTGGACGTACTTCAAGCATCTTCGCTGCTTCAATAAGACCGAACAGCCCATCCGAACGTTTTAAACCTTCCAAAGCCTTTGCTTTTGGAGTCAATTCGGCAATGGTGTTATCCTTTTGCTCGATTTGACTTTGCAAATGATTCAAGACACCAAGTAATGCTTCAGGTTTGGAGTAGTCAACTTGTGGTGTTGCTGCTTGTTTCAAAAGCCGTTCACATTTGATAAAATATTGACGAGCTTCATGTCCTTTCTCATTCCTCTCTATCATAGAAAGGTGTTTAGCCATGTCTAAGGTAATGTGGTATTCTTTAGAAGGACGCCCACCTGAACTTTCGCTCAAAAAAGAGCAAAAGTCATATCCTTCTTTAAATTTACAGTCTTGAATACGTCTGATAATCCAGTCTTTAAAGCTGGTTTTTACTTCTAAAAACGCATGCAAATCACGTGCGTTAACAGTTTGAACAGTCTCTTGATCAATAACCTGTTCTGATATTTTAATGAGAGTCATTGTAAACTCCTTGTGGGTTAGATGTTTGTTAATGACACTCGAAAAGAGTGCCGGGTGCTAACAAACACGGCCACAAGCCCGTCGCTATGCTTTTCCCATTAAGGGTATTTTATGGCATAGCTACACCCGACAAGCCATTTATATGCCACAAGCATATAATGAGTCAAAGCCTTTAATGCGCGGAGAAAAGATTGTGTCGGCAATCTACCCGCTTGTGGATTCAAGGTGTTTGTTAGGCACCTGATTCGATTATTCATATTGTCGCCACATTGTCAAGTTGCAATGTAATATTTTTATAAAAATAATCCGTTAAATCCTTTGGTCGTACTTCAAGCATCTTCGCGGCTTCGATAAGACCGAACAGCCCATCCGAACGTTTTAAACCTTCCAAAGCCTTTGCTTTTGGAGTCAATTCGGCAATGGTGTTATCCTTTTGCTCGATTTGGCTTTGCAAATGATTCAAGACACCAAGTAATGCTTCAGGTTTGGAGTAGTCAACTTGTGGTGTTGCTACTTGTTTCAAAAGCCGTTCACATTTGATAAAATATTGACGAGCTTCATGTCCTTTCTCATTCCTCTCTATCATAGAAAGGTGTTTAGCCATGTCTAAGGTAATGTGGTATTCTTTAGAAGGACGCCCACCTGAACTTTCGCTCAAAAAAGAGCAAAAGTCATATCCTTCTTTAAATTTACAGTCTTGAATACGTCTGATAATCCAGTCTTTAAAGCTGGTTTTTACTTCTAAAAACGCATGCAAATCACGTGCGTTAACAGTTTGAACAGTCTCTTGATCAATAACCTGTTCTGATATTTTAATGAGAGTCATTGTAAACTCCTTGTGGGTTAGATGTTTGTTAATGACACTCGAAAAGAGTGCCGGGTGCTAACAAACACGGCCACAAGCCCGTCGCTATGCTTTTCCCATTAAGGGTATTTTATGGCATAGCTACACCCGACAAGCCATTTATATGCACGTAGCATACAATGAGTCAAAGTCTTTAATGTGCGGAGAAAAGATTGTATCGGCAATCTATCCGCTATTGGTTTAAGGTGTTCGTTAGGCACCTGATTCGATTATTCATATTGTTGCCACATTGTCAAGCAGTAATATTACATTTTTCTCAATTATATAAGTACGTCTTTACTTCATTTGTCGACTCGCTTTAGATTTTCCGCTTCACTTTTTTATTTATAGCGGAGGGGAAAATAATGCTTGATACACTTAATACAATTGCGATGATCGTGTGCTTGTTATCATTGCCAATGATGATTGTCGGACTCGTTTTAGTATGTATAAAGAAATGGCGGAAAAACGGACTAAAAACTCTTGGTATTGGAGTTCTATTATTTATCAGCTCTGCAATAGTAGGTGCTTCTGTACACAAAGACAAACCAGATCAAGTTGCACACAATAATGAAATTGTTTCTTCTTCCTCAACTTCGTCAATAGATGTTAGCTCTCAAGATGAAAGCATGACTCAGGCATCATCTGAGGATACTGATAAGCAAATCACTTCCACTCAAGTTAACAAACCAGAAAAAGATGATAGGCTGGGCTTTTGGGGATGGTTTTGGTTAATCTTCTTTGCGTTTTTTGCATTATCCATTTTCGCTTATTGGCAAGATAAACGCAAAAAACGTTTTGAAGAGAAAGTTCCAGAACAGGTTTCAATGTCGCTCCCTCCTGCACGTCCTTCTTCTTATTTCTCAGTCGTTAATAAAACATCTCCGGCATTTAAAAACGAACGATTGGAAAAGGGGATCAAGATTTTTCTCCTTTGTGCTCTATTGATTGGGGGCGTAGTAGCAATAATAAGTATTTCACCATGGTTATTAGTAGCCACTATTATTGTTTTACTTTTGGGGGTCGCTGTCCATTCTGAAAATAAAAAAGTAAAGCTTTTTGAAGAACAAGTTGCGATGTTGCAACCAGACATTCCTCCCTCTAATTTTGAGGAAGGATGTAAAATGCTTCAAGAACTTGACGCAAGTGAGTATGATTATCGTTTAGCACGCAATGAAAAACTGTTGGGAGTTCAAGAACGCGTTTCCTTTGATATTAGGAAAAAGACCAGACTTTTGGGACGTCTTTTGGTTACAGATCAAGCTATTGTATTTGAAAGTCCCGAAAGGAATGAAAGGACTACTTGGACACGAATTGCATCAGTAGCTATAACATACAAAGGATGCCAAATCAGTCGCCGTACCGGTGTTCCACTGAATTACCAATTCACTGCTTTTTCAAGTCCAAGGTTTACAGCAGTAATTCGAACGCTTGGATAGCCTTATTGATTTTAAACACACCAAACAAAGATACCTCATTGTTTTTGCTCCCGTAAAATAAGTTTATACATACCGGATTCTGAAGCTTGGACATCTGAGACAATGAAGTATTCTTGAGAGGCGTCTTCAGTGTTTTCAGGCGCCATCACAACAACGCTATCTTGAGGTTTTGGTGGTATTCCTCCGATATCATTGATACAAACATCAAGTTCCTTTTTTGCGATTGTGGTGGGGATTCTGCCACCAGCCTCCGATTCCGAATGTTTAATGGTGTAAATCGCTGTAATTTGAAACGATTGTTGATTATCCTTTCGCGTGTAGATGACGGGTTGCCCAAAGGTGTTGCGCACGTCTTGAATCATTTTATTAAGCAACCCATGCCATCGCATGTTATTTTCCTCCACTGACCGCTTTAAAGAGCATTTCAGGACGCGTGCAAATATAAAGCGGATAGCTATAGACCTCCGGCTTTACCCATGCATTACGGTCGTTATCAACGATCAACATGGTGTAGAGAGGTTTTCCAACCGTGTTGGCAAAATCCAAACTTTCTCCTGGTGCAAAGGTTTTTTGAAACACTCCCGGTGCATTGGCAGGCAAGAATTGACATTCATCAGGCTTAATGCCTATGGCACGCTTTGTCCCAGCCTTCGCACTCACATTATAGTTGTGAATGCTCCGGTAATTAATGAAAGTGACGCCCGCAAAGTCAAAACTGCCAAAGCTCCCAGAGCCAATCGCACTTGGTGTTGCAACGCCTCCAGCGCTATTCAAAGTTTGTGCAAGAGCTGTGTTGAGATAGGTCTCACGAATTGTTTTATGGTTTTTCAATTTGGAGAAAAATTCATTTCCACAAAGCCCAATAATGCGTGAACGATCAGAAAATGCTCCCTTTGAAGCTTCAATCATTTTCATAATGACTTGATCGACATGATCCGCAACATTGGTTGTCTCAACATTGAGTTTAAAATCAATTGGCTTTGGTGGTGTAATTTCCCATTCTTTGTACCAATCGACAATGACAGAGCCATCGGCATCAAGAACCACCCCTTGAACAGCGCCAAGTTGCATGTTTTCCCATGTCAATTCGATTTCAGAAATCAGTTTCTTTTGTTTTCTGGCAATATATTTCATTGCCGTCTCTAACTGGTCTTCTGTACCAAATTCCCGTCGGTTCTGGATTTCCTCTGATTTCACCGTATCACTTTTGGCAATACGTGTTGTTTTGAAAAAGCGGAGATTCCGCCCATCTCTATCACCTTCAACCAAGGGGGCGCCACGTTCACTGGTTTGAATCAAGGACAATGTATTGTCACGTCTTTCAATACCAACCACTGTGGTGCTTGTTTCCACTTCCTCAAAAAGATTAAGAGAACTAATGAGACCCGGTTGAAACTCATAGTTTTCAATCGCTTTCATCATTGTGGTGGCAGAGAAAGCATCATGTTTAAAAAAATTCATATCCATGTGCGCATTCTCCTATCGAAATAGAATGTTGTTATGGTCTTCTAAAGACTGAATGGCATCTTTCTTCTGCTCGTCTGTGATGGCATCTGGCCATAGCAGTTCAGAAGCTTTTACGGTGCATAAGCGTGCTGTAATCACCGCGCGTTGATCTGCCTCTGTTGCATCAACAGTGGCAAAAGAAATCCCAACAGGTATTGTACTGCCATCTGATGCTGCTGGATTAAGAGGAACATATTTTCCTGTTGCCATTATTTTTCCCATAACAGTGCCGGCTTCAATGAATGCTCCTGATGCAAATATCACTTCTTCATTGGACATATCCGGATCGTAGGGTCCAAGATAAGCACCATTGCGTACGTCTTCATAAAAAACTTGACTCATTTTATTGCCCTCCAAGCTGTTTCCCATTTTGCATGAATTTTTTCCTTGCTCGTCCCATCCCTATGAGGAGCTGTGGTTGATAGTTTTAAAGATGCGCTTTTCGAGACAGCGGCGGTTAAAACAACATTTTTTGCTTTCTCAACACTCATGCCGCTTTTAATGGCTTTTGCTGCATCAAAAGAAACGCCTAAGCGCTTTGCTTGCCTTTCAAGGTTTGTCAGTGCCTCGCCACGTTTTCTTTCCTTTTCAAGAGCAGCTTTTACGCTTTCCTGTTTATCTTCGTCCTCATCTTCGTCTTCGTCGAAGTCTTCATCAATGTCGCTCTTGTTTTCGTCCTCTTCGTCTTCGTTGATGACGTCGACAATTTTTTCATCATCATCTTCTTCGGCGCGGTATTGTGTGCGTGCCATGTGTTTTGTCCTTTTTTTGTTGCTGTTGGGGTTTGTGATATGGAATCCGTTAAGGCTTCCAAAGCTTGCGCAAGGGTGCCCTGCGCATCTGCTAATCCAAGCTCTAAAGCTTGGGTGCCTATAAAAGTTTCTGCTTTTGTGTCACGAATTGCGTCCGCACTCAGAGGTCTGTTTTTTGCAACCCAATCGACAAACATCTCGTAGAGCAGGGTGCAATCGGCTTGCATTTTTATCTGTGCTGTATCGCTCAAGGGTTCGTGAGAATTGCCATGCGTTTTGTGATCACCTTCAAAAACAAAGGTCCATTTAAGTCCCTGTTTCTCATCTGCAAGAGATTGGTCAAGATGGGCGCAAACAACCCCAATGGAACCCACAACACACAACCCCAATGGAACCCACAACACCTGTGCGTGCAATCCATATTTGAGAAGCTGCACAAGCAATGGCATAAGCTGCCGAACAAGCAAATTCATTGGCATGCGCCCAAATGGGCTTGGCATATTGTTTTGAAAGGGTTTGAAACTCTTCCACCAAATCAAAGATGCCACCGGCTTCTCCACCACCACTATCAATATCAAGTAAGACAGCATTCACATCAGGCTGTGCAATGGCTTCACGAAAAGAAGCCCTTAAACCTTCATAAGAAGTCAAGCCCGATAAAGCTCCAAGCCATGCGCTACGGCGTACAAGCGTGCCATGAACCGGTATGATGGCAACATTGTTTTGCACCACGTAAGTTTCTGGTGGTCTTAAAGCTTCTGTATTCCCTTGCAAATAAGCTTCAATGGGAAACTTTTCACCTGCAAAAAGCCGTGGTGCAAGAGCATTAAGGATAATGTCAAGCTTTGTGGAGGCAAGCATGTGTGGAACCCCAAAAAGCCGTGATGCCAAAAACGGCATGTCAAGATTATTCACCATTTTTGTGTGCCTCGCTGCCTTGGTTGCTTTCATAAGTCTCAGAAGTCTCTGAATCTTCGTCACCAATCGCTTGATTTTCACCAGAAGGTGCTGCCATATCCGTGTCAAAAGATAAGCCGCGTGCACGAGCATCTGTGTGTTCTTCCTCAAGTTCGGCATGAATGCTGTCGATATCAAAGCCGCGCTCGGCCAGTGCCATGCGTCGTGTTTTCAAGCCAGCACGAATTTCTTCTTTTTCTGCCGTGATATCCTTGTTTGGATCAATCATTTCAAGCGGGGGTGCAAAGCTTTCACATTGAAGCCATGGCAAGGGATTTTCTTCCCATCCGGGTAAGTGAACGCGTCCAGAAAGTACTGCCATTTCAACAAAACGTTCCCAAACAATGCGGTTAAACTGAAAGGCAATGATATGTTCACGCCATTGTTTGACATGCCGTCTAAACTGAATGATAGAAGTTCGCACATTGGAAAAATTACCGCGCGTAACGTCTCCAGTAACAACGGCATAAGGCATATTGAGAGCCGAGCAAATTTTTGAAATATTGCGAAATTGGAAAGCCTCATAAGAACCTCCAACCTCAACAGGATTAGAGAATGTAACCTCTTTATTCTCTCCTAAATAAAGAGATGCACCGGGTGCAATGGCAGGTGCTTCGTATTCTTCTTCAACGTCGTTTTTATCACGATTATCGGATAATTTTGCGACGTTTGGAGAATTGTCCTTGACAAACGCCGCGAAAAGAGCCGCCGTCCTTTTTCGATCAAGTTCTGCATCATCATAGGATTCGAGTTGAAAGATCTTTGTCATACAGCGCGTTATTTTGGGAGAACCGCGCAATTGTCCGGCAATCCGGCGTTCTTTTATATGAAGGACCATTTCAGCAGGCACACGTATGCGCTCTTGGCTCTTAAAGGCTCTGTTTGCAGGACAATCATCATAGGGATGATGTTCCCAGAAATGATAAGCAACACGCTTGCCACTTGCATTAAACTCAATCCCCATACGAATGTAATTGCCTTCAGTTTCAGCAGGTCCCTTGTAAGTAAGGTCCAGCATTTCAGTGGGATAAATTTGCAATTGAAAAGGCACACCAGAGCGTCCATAAAGGTCAACATAATGCAGCCTGACAAAACATTCTCCGGTTAAAAAAACCTCTCGTGCAATCGTTGCTTGTAGACCATAAAAGTTGGCATCTTCATCGTAGTCTGCTTCATCAACCCATTGCCACCATAAGTCTAAAAGCTTTTTCTTTTCTTCTTGAAAACCTTCAATACGAGGATAAGGTTTAATCCCATCACTGACAGCCGCAGAGACCCATTCCTCCGTTGCAGATCCATAAAGAGATTCATTGTCATAAAGCCATCTTGAACGGGCAACAATGGTATCACCGCATTCTGCGATTGCTTTATTGATATGTTTTTTTGCGGGATCAAAACCACCCATGCGACGGCTTTTGCTTGCAGCTTCAAAAGGCGGATTATGTTGACGAGAAATTGTAAAAAAGCCTGTGAGTTTATTGAGAAAGCCAGCCATTAATAGCCTCGTGAGATATTAAAATAGAACACGCGTGAACCTTTACGCCCTTCAAGGTCCGCTATTTGCGTATTGATCATTTCAAGAGCTCTGCGCAGTTCCTCAACAGAGCGGTTGCTGACTTGCTTATCGCCGTGACGCACTGATTGCGCTCCCGAATAAAGAGCCTCTTCAATTTGTTCACGCCGCCTTTTTAAACTCTCCAGTCTGTTAATTTTGCTGTTAATTGGTTCTAAAGTTTCATCCACAAATTACCTCCAATCCCCTCGCATATAAGGATTCATCACCGTTCTGGATTGTTTCCTTTGAGGTTGTGCTATCTGAGATCTTCTTGGAGAAGTGAATGAAGAAATCCTAGGTGTTTTTTCTTCCAAAGAGCTTTCAGCAATTTTAAGTTTTTCCAAACGCTTTTCTAAGATATCGACTTCTCGATTAAGATTTATTCCTGCCGAAATCAGACCTTGTAAAGCAGCATAAGCATAGACTCTACAGTCCAAGGCTTCATTTCTTGCCTTTTCACTTTTTTGCCATTCAATACGCTTGAAACCTTTAAAATATTTAATGACTTTTCTTTCAGCGGTTAGCTGGTCAAAATATTCCTGGTCAAGGCTTTTGTGAAAGTGTGTTGCACCAGCCCCCGTTGCTTCAGGACCCGATTTCTTAAACCTTGCTGTAATGATATCTTTCGCTGCATCAACCCCAACAATATAAAGATTAATCTGCCCTTTATTGTTTTTGCTTGGGCGGCGTGGCCATACCGCACGCCATCCCGCCTGTCCTTTAATCCCCCAGATACGTCGCCCCTCACGCGGGCGTACATAATTATAAACCGCCTGTGTGTGTCCACCACCGGTATCAATACAAGCCGCTGTTATCCTAATCCCCTCTTTATAGCCTGGATGTGGCCAGCGCTTTGCAAGATATTCATCCAATTGGTCCCACACTTCAAAAGAAGAGGGGTCACCAAGGATAACTTGGTAATCAATATGCCAACTTTCTTCACTACGCCCCCATCCCACCACTTCAAGCTCTAAACGGTCATTTTGCACATCAATGCCTGCTGTCAACACGACGGCTTGTTCTGGTGCAAGGGGATACTCTTCGCGTTTTGCATAGAGGCTGTCTGGATCAACAACTTCGCCTGTTCTGTCCTCCCATGGCTCTCCAAGCACTGTATTGACAAAAGGCTGTAGAAGAGCTGGATCATCTTTGGCATTTAAAAACTCTCTTGCACATTCCCCCCATGTAAGCCAAGGTGAATAGAGTGCCGAAATATGATAAGAACGCAAATTCGGTCTGCTTGACTCACTGGTTGGGACCCAGCATGCACCTCTTTCTTCACACATGAGATCTGTTTTTCGGTGCTCGGCATGTTCATGACCACAATGCGCACAAACAAAAACAGCTTTTTCCGGAGCCCCTTTCGGCCACTTGATTTGTGACCAAACAATGGGTTGTAAAACACCACACGCATCACAAGGGACGTTGTAATATCGCTGGTCTCCTAGCACAAAATCCTTAGCAATACGGCTTGTGTCACGGTGGGTGGGTGTAGACAATTTAAAAATCTTTCTCTGCACAAAGGTTGAAGTGCGCTTTTCTGCAATCATCACCGGATCACCTTCGTTATCGACACTGAGAGGATAAGCATCCACTTCATCCAAAATCAGATAACGAATAGGCATAGAACGCAAACCAGCCGCACTGTTTGCTCCTGTAAGCATCAATGCACCACCATCAAACTCTTTTGAAAACATGGTATTACCGCTGTCACGTGCTCGCGCTGGGGCAATGCGTTCACTTAAAACTGGGCTTGCCATAATCATGGGATCAAGCCGCGTCTTTGAAAGCTTTTTGGCTGTCTCAACGGTCGGCATGACATAAAGGGCAGGTCCTGGACTATAATGAATAGCATAACCGCAGAAATTCAATCCTGCCTCTGACATGCCAACCTGCGCCCCTTTCATGACAATGGTTGTTTCAATCGGTTTGTGAGAGGAAAGATTATCCATGATTTCGCGCAAATAGGGGGTGCGTTTTGTTCTCCACAATCCAGGTTCAGCACTTGCTACGGTGCTAAGGTATCTATTCTTGTCCGCCCATTGCGAAACCGTATACGGTGGGTCCGGTTGTCTTGCATCATTGGCATTGGCGAAAAATTCTTCGACTGCATTGTCATCCATTATTCGTTTCTTGCAAGTTCTCTAACTCTGGAGAATGAGGATCATGAAAAGGCACTGGAATATGAACCGCTTCAAGCAAAGCTTTTCGTATGTAATAATCAATGGCACCGATAAGGCTTGCAGCATCACATCCAACCTGTGCGGCAATGCTTGCACCAAATCGATGAGGAAAATTCAACATGGCGTCACGGTGTGCTCTTCCAAACTCACGCGCTGCTCTCTTGACTTCTTCACGATCAACGGTTGTTTCGCGTAAGCGTTCAAGGGCAATCTTCTCGCTTTCAAGGGCAACTTGCATTCGCTCCAGTTTAATTTCGTATTCGTTGGCTCTTTCTGTGGAGACTTGTTTGGTCTTTGTTCGCGGTTGACCATCCGGTGCTAAAAATGGAGCTGGGCGTTTTGTTGGATTCTCATTCCAGATAGCTGTTGCAAGCGCTTCATTGACAGAACCATCTTCAAAAAGAGCCTGATCAAATTTTCCTGTTTTAAAACGAGAAACCACTGCATTCGGTGAAACACGCATCTTTTTGGCAAACGCACGAAGCGATAGACCTTCACGATGCTTCTTTGTCATTTCTACCTCTTTTGCTAAATATTTTTCAACATTCATCCTTTTCTTTAGATTAGTATCATGTTATGATACATAAAAGAACGAATGAAGGTGACTTGGTAATTGAATCTTTTGCGGATAAGCGGTGTAAAGATCTTTTAGAAGGCAATCCACCTAAAGGTTTTCCCACAACTCTCGTGCGTATAGTCCAACGAAAATTATTTATGCTGGATAAAGCAGTTGATCTCAAAGATTTACGCAGTCCTCCGGGTAATCGTTTAGATGCATTGAAAGGAGAGCGTAAAGGTCAATATTCTATTCGTATTAATGACCAGTTTCGCATTTGTTTTGAGTGGCGTTCTAATGGTGCCTATGAAGTTGAAATCATCGATTATCATTGATCCGTAGGAGGTCGAGATGAAAAATTATATTGCTATTCATCCCGGAGAAATTTTACGGGAAGAATATTTAAAAGAATATGCTCTCTCTGCTTATGCTCTTGCCAAAGCCTTGAATGTTCCACGCACTCGGATAGAACGTATTGTAGCAGAAAATAGTCCGGTAACTCCTGATACAGCACTACGATTAGCCTATTTTTTTGATACAACAGCTGAATTCTGGCTTAACATGCAAGCTGCTTACGACGTTAGTGTCTTACAAGCTGAAAAAGCAGATGAATTTTCCAAAATTAGTAAATTTGAATGTAGGGTTTAATGATCTTTCCACTTATAAGGTTTTACGACGTAACAGATAATTGACGATCCGGTATAATCGGGTATATATTCCGGTATGCGAACGGATACACTTCAAGTCACATAAGGATTATTGGTTTTCAAAAAAAACTTTGAGATAAGGTGCGGCTGCACAAAAGAAAATTTGGAAGCCGTGGATTCTCCACCATTGACATATGAAGAGCTTGCACGCTTAAAGCCAGCTAAAGACGTTTTACCAGCCTCTTTTTTTAAGTATGTAACAGAAGAGCGGCGTACACGTGGGTGAAGTCTTAAAAAAGCAAGCGGTTGTTAAGATAACCCCCTCCCCACTCTAAAAACAATGCTTTACAGTTGAAATTAAACTTCCATTGTATTACATTGAAATACAATTAAGAGAGGAGAAGTCATTATGGCTACCAGTCGCATGGTTCAAGCACGCGTACCGGAAGAGATTCAAAATGTTGCTAGTCAAGTTATTCAAGCCTCTGGCTTATCAGTAAGTGATGTTGTGAGAGTATTGATGACACGTATTGCGCAAGATAAAGCTATTCCTCCTTTCTTGTTTCAACCCAATGCAGAAACCATAGCGGCTTTTGCCGAACTTGATGAAGGCAATTTAAAAAAGTTTCATTCCGTAGACGAATTATTTGATGATCTCTATGCGGACGATTGAACGTACGACTATCTTCAAACGTGATTTCAAGCGTGAGATGAAAGGACAACATCGGCATCTTTTAGATACTGATTTACGCAAAGTCATCGCAGCATTAGCAAACGATCAACCTTTAGAGATACGGTACCGTGATCATGCATTGACTGGAAATTGGAGTAATTACCGAGATTGTCATATTCGACCTGATCTAGTGTTGATTTATCGCTTGATTGGTCAAGATAGGCTAGTTTTAGTGCGTCTTGGTTCTCATTCACAACTTGATCTTTAAATCACCTCCCCACCTTAAAGATGGGGAAGGGGATGTTTCATTTTAAGCAACCTTTTTAATAGGGTTATCCAAATCTGGTTCGTAAGCGCGCAACAAAGAATCCATGCTATGCGGTAACTCTGAATCGCCAAAATCTGTTAGAACTGCTAAAATCTTAACAATATTCGGTACATCATCTTGGAGTTTTAAAATTAAAACCTTTTCTACCAGACTCATGATGTCAACCAGAGCTGTACACTCTTTTTCGTTGATATTTTCATCATTAGAAAACTGAAACAATGCTATCCATAAATCGCATAAGAAATCAATACTGGTATTCATTGCACACCTCCATGGATTTGCTCTCTTAAACATGCCAATCCTCTGGATGTGATTTTTGTCGAAGGGAGTACCTTTTCTGTACCATCCGGTCTTTGAATGGTGATAGCAGGGCAGTCCATGAAACCTTTTTTGATTTTATCTTGATAGGGTAACAAAGGCGCTCCTGGAGCACGTCGATAGACCCAATCGTGTTTACGTAAGTAATCGGTTAAATCCTTTGGTCGTACTTCAAGCATCTTCGCGGCTTCGATAAGACCGAACAGCCCATCCGAACGTTTTAAGCCTTCCAGAGCCTCTGCTTTTGGCGCTAATTCTGCAATCACATGATCTTTCTGCTCGATTTGACTTTGTAGATGATTCAAGACACCAAGTAATGCTTCAGGTTTGGAGTAGTCAACTTGTGGTGCGGCTATCTGTTGAGCAGCTGTTTGTTTTAACCGTCTTTCACACTCAATAAAGTATAAACGAGCTTCTCTACCTTTTTTATTGTTCTCCACCATAGAAAGTTCTTTGGCTACACTTAAGGTAAGGTGATAATCTTTAGAGGGACGACCACCTTGGAGGTTTTCCCCAAAATTGGTGAAAACTAAATAATCCTGATTTTCTAATAAATTATATTTGTTGATGCGATCTTTAATCCAAGTAGAAAAATCTTTACCTATTTCCAAAAATGCATGTAACTCACGTGCATTTACTGTCTGAACGATATCACCATCAATCGTAGTTTTGTGTATGTCGATTAAATATTGTGCCATGATGTTGGCTCCTGTGTAGTTTAGACGTTTTTGATTGACACTTCAAAAGAGTGCCGGGTGCTCAAAAACACGGCCAATAGTCCGTCGTTATGCTTTCCCTGCGAAGGTATTTTATAGCATAACCACACCCGACAAGACCTTTATATGCCACGGCATATAATGAGTCAAAATCTTTAATGTTCAGAAGATTGATTATTTCGGCAACCAATCCGCTATTGTTTTAAGGTGTTTTTGAGGCACCTGATTCGACAATAGACATACTGACAGTACATTGTCAAATAAAAATTTAGCAAATCTACGCAAGTAATCGGTTAAATCCTTTGGTCGCACCTCTAACATCTTCGCTGCTTCGATAAGACCGAACAGCCCATCCGAACGTTTTAAACCTTCCAAAGCCTCTGCTTTTGGAGTCAATTCGGCAATGGTGTTATCCTTTTGCTCGATTTGGCTTTGCAAATGATTCAAGACACCAAGTAATGCTTCAGGTTTGGAGTAGTCAACTTGTGGTGTTTCTATCTGTAAAGTAGCTGCTTGTTTTAACCATCTTTCACACTCAATAAAGTATAAACGAGCTTCTCTACCTTTCTTATTGTTCTCCACCATAGAAAGTTCTTTGGCTACACTTAAGGTCAGGTGATAATCTTTACGATTATGACCGCCTCTGCCTTTGCTTCCCAAAATAGGGAAGCAAACAAAATCTTGATTTTCTAATAAATTGTATTTGTGGATACGTTCTGTAATCCAATCCGCAAATTTTTTACCTACTTCTAAGAATGTATGTAATTCACGTGCATTGACGGTTTGAACGATATCACCATCAATCGTAGTTTTGTGTATGTCGATTAAATATTGTGCCATGATGTTGGCTCCTGTGTAGTTTAGACGTTTCTTAATGACACTCCAAAAGAGTGCCGGGTGCTAAGAAACACGGTACACAGTCCGTCGTTATACTTTTCCCAAAAGGGTATTGTATAGCATAACCACACCCGACAAAATCATTATATGCGTTTAACCTACAACGAGTCAAAGCCTTTAATGCGCGGAAAAGAGATTGTTTCGGCAATCTATCCGCTGTGTATTCAAGGTGTTTCTTAGGCACCTGATTCGACAATAGACATAACGTTACTATCTTGTCAAGTAGCAATGTAGTCTTTTTCTAAAAATAATCATAGATTGTACAGTGTGTATATGAGTGCACATTAAATTCGTTATTTATCAATGTGTTATGTGTACAATGTACAGTCAATTTGAAAATTCTGTCGCTAGCGATAGTTCGCGCTAGCCTGCCCCGCAACGAAGCCAACCCGCTTGGAAGTACCTTTTGCATTGATTTTATTGACTTTTTTATGGAATAAGAGAGGCATAATTGGCAATCTTCTTTAAATTAACATCCTCTCCACTCTGAAAGTGGAGAAGATGAGATCATATTTTAAACTTAAGCAGCTTTCGTAACAGACCTTGCTAAAACCTGCTTAGCTTCTTTAATAAGAGCTTTATATTTTCTATTCTCTTCATCCACTCTAAAAGCATCAATAAGACGAACATGGATAGGACCTAAAAGATATAAAGCTTTTTCACCAGCATTCATACCCTCCCAATGGCTTGGCAAATCAAAGCGTCTATCAACATCATACTCAACAGATTGGCTTTTTAACTTTTTCTCACACTCAATAAAGTAACGACGAGCCTGTCTACCTTTCTCATTGCGTTCAACCATTGAAAGCTCTTTTGCCATGTCTAGAGTAAGATGATATTCGATACTTGGACGACCGCTTTTAGGTTTTACTCTTTTTTGAGTAAAACTCATAAAGTCTTGATTTTCTTGAGGGGCATTAGGTTTCGCTAAAATTTTAGCGAAACTTATAAAGTCCTTATTTTCTAAGAATCCGTAGTCCTCAATGCGATTTTTTATCCAATCTCTAAAATTAGATTTAACTTCCAAAAATGTATGCAACTCACGTGCATTTACTGTCTGAACAGTTTTCTGATCAATTGTTTGCTCCGTAATTTTTATAAGAATGTTCATAATGAACTCCTATGCAGTTAGAGGTTTTCTATTGACACTCAACAAAGAATGCCGGGTGCTAGAAAACACGGTGCATAGTCCGTCGTTACGCTTTCCCCATAAAAGGTATTGTATAGCGTAACTACACCCGACAAAGCCATTATATGCGTGTAACATACAATGAGTCAAAGCCTTTAATATGCGGAAAATAAACTGTTTCGGCAATCTATCCGCTATGCATCCAAGGTGTTTTCTAGGCACCTATTCTAACGATATATGTTTTCCGTGAATCTTGTCAAGCAATAAGATTGCTATGAGTAGCTTGTAGATAAAGCTTAAGAACATGATCTAGCCTTTCTTGTTGGCAGCGTATTCTTGACGAGAAAGTTGTCTCTGTATGTTTTTGGTTAATCTTTCATTGGCATATTGTGCAATAGCACTTGCAATCTCTGGCTTTGACATAACTTTAGCAATTGAAGGTCCTTCTTGTTTTGCAATGGGGAATTGGTCTCCATCATCTCTTTGAAACACATTCCCTCCCATTTTCAAATCAACACGCTTTGGAAAACTGCCTCCCTTGATAAAACCATGGGTCAAGATTTGTTTCTTTCCAAACAGTGTGTAAGTCACGCCGTGTTTTGTTTCTTTTGCTTTAAAAAATTTAAGAGGCAAGGGAGTTCCAGAACCAATGAGATCTGTCTCAAGAAACCTTGCTGTCGCCTTTTCTTTAATATAAACACCTCTTCTTATACGCTTTATTTGGGCGGATGAGAGGTCGGCAACTTGCTTCTCAGTAAAGCGCTCGACTTGCTTTGCTGCGGTGTTTAGAGCATTCCGTAAAGCCCAATGAAGGCGTGGTGCTTGAAGATTGGTAAAGGTATCTTTTACCTGTTGAAGATACCATTTTTGGTGGATAATTAATTTCAACTTTTAAGCCTTTTTGGGGGTAGGTGTTGAAGGCTTGGAAGCTTTGGATGCTTTTGGTTTTTCGAGAGAGGTTTCCTCTGTTACTGTTTCAGATGATATTTGGTTGGGTTCTTTTTCTACTTGCTTAATCTGTTCAACTGCCTTGTCGGGTTTTATTTTTGTTTTGACGTCAACAAAAGGTTTAGCAGCATTGGCGCGCTTGAGACGAGCATAGACTTGATTAGAAATCTCCACAAATGGATTATTGGGAGTTGAAGTTTCAAAACGAACAGTGCTTTTATTATCGCCAACAACACACATTGGCTTCGTGATGATTGCTTTCATTTTTGCTCCTTTTGAGGCAATGAATTAATGACATTCTTGGTCACTTAATGGCTTTTGATATGTGCAAAATAGATTAGCCTGTTTTATCAATAAAAACAGTAAGTTAAGCCCTCTTGAAAGCTTAAGATTTTATCAAATTTTAGGGGATGTTTTTGAAATTTAGACGCAATACAACTAGGGACAGCACGGTCATTAAATAAAATTTTTTACACATTGTCAATAGAAAAAATCTATATTTTGTATTTTTTATCTAAATATTTATAAATATTGAGCAATATAGGAGGGAAAGGAAATGACAGGTCCAGAAATATTAGATGCCGTGTATATGATATCAATGATAGTTATATCATTCTTAACTATAGCGTTTTGTTTTCCTGCGGCCTTTTGATTTTCATTAATATTTTGCAGATCATATGCAATTATACGCTTTTGCAAAAAAATCTAGAGTGAGAAATTTCTCCATATTGATGAGCTAAATATTAAGCTCGTGACGGGCTGCTGTTGCCAAAAAAGCAGATCTTGTTAACCCTCTCTCTTGTGCACAATTATCAATTGCACGCAAAAGCCCTCGTTCAATTGATATATTTGTACGTACGACTTCTGAATCATTTTCAATAAAAGGAACTTGTATTAAAAAAGCTCCTTCTGACAAAGCTTTTTTGACAGCTTTCTGTTGTATCACTTCTTCAAATTTTAAAGGAACAGGCACTGTATCCATATCTTCACAGTAAAGTTGCAAAGCTTCGGTTGCATTTATGATAAGAGTTTCTTCTTCATCAGCAGCAGAGAATAGACCTTCAAAATCAGGAAATTGAACACCAAAAGCAGAATCCTCATCTTTATGAACAAGAGCAAAAAATCTTTTCATTTTTCTTCTCCTTTTTTTTATCAGCCTGCTTGTTGTGCAATAGAATGCGCTGTACCAATTGGAAGATTTTTTTTAGGATGTGGGACAATAACAACCTTACCATCTTTTTTAAATTTATGGTGCGAACCTTTTACTTTGACAAGTTCAAAGCCATCGCGTTTTAATTTTGCAATTATCTTTCGGCTATTTTGTTCCATTCCCTAATCTCATAATGTGTATATATTTACACACTATACTTTTTCTTATTTTAAGTCAACGTTTTTAATAACCACAATGTTTCTGGAGAGCGTTAAGGACTATCCGCAATGAAGGTACAAGGTATGGTAATTCTTGATCTTCACTAACAAGATACTGTAGCGCAGCATAAAAATTATGCTGTCTATATAGGTGTTGTGTTTCTTTTATTACCTCTTGCATATTCAAAAATTGTTTTGTTGCAAATTCAACCCATTTTTTTCTAGCTGCTTCATCAGAAGATGAGGGCATTTTATCATAAATTGCACTAGGCAATGTTTTTGCACAGAGGTAATCATTTCTCACTTTTAGATATTTTTGTGCAGCATCATATTGGTCTTGATTGATGTTGCCTTGTAGATAAAGCCGTCCGATATAAGTACCGGAAAGCGGATTTTTTGCTTCTTGTAAGGTTAAACAGAAGCGTTTGGCACGCATTTCAATTGCCAATTTATCGATAGGATCAAGAGGCATTTTTGTCCGTGAGATACGACCATTGGGTTCTCTGATACATCCATTAATACGAGGGCGTCCGCGTTTTGTCCGTTTTTTTCTTTTAGCCATATTTTTTCCATCAGAATGGGACGCCATCATTAAGAGCTGTGCTATGATCTTGAGCACCTGAGGCAATAGCATAATTTTGAGAAGTAATGGGTGAGGGGTGTTCAGATTGCTCTTTCTTTGCATCAAGTAAATGCAACTCGCCTTTATATTGTGGCAGGACAATCTCTGTTGTGTAACGGTCATGACCGTTTTTATCTTGCCATTTACGGGTTTGTAATTTGCCTTCTATGTAAACCTTTGAACCTTTGTGTAGATACTGAAGTGCTATTTTTGCAAAATGCGGATTAAAAACCACTACGGAATGCCATTCTGTTTTTTCTACTTTTTGGTACGTATTTTTATTCATATAGCTTTCAGAGGTTGCCATACGAAAATTGACCACCTCAGCACCAGAAGTTATCGTTTTGCTCTCAGGATCATCTCCTAAATAGCCAATTAACATCACTTTATTGAGCATGTTTTCACTTACCTTAAATTGTATTTAAATATGTAAAAAATCTTAGCATAATTTGTTTGTTTTTTCCATTATTTCAAATAGATATTATTGATTATTAACATATAACATTATGTTTTATATGACGAAATTAATAAATAATCGATTGACTAAATGCATTGTGTATCGTATCAAGTAACAAAAGGGGTCATATATGGCAATCGTTAGTTTCAAACATAAAGGGTTGAAGTTGTTTTTCGAAAGAGGAATTGTTAAAGGAATACAACCTGCACATGCTAAAAAATTAGCAAATATTTTAGTGATTTTAGATACGATATCCGCTCCTGAACAAATGACTATTAAATCATACCGTCTCCACGAGCTTACAGGCGATTTAAAAGGCTATTGGTCAATGCGTGTTAATGCAAATTGGCGTGTTACTTTTCGTTTTATTGGAACAAATGTTGAACTTGTTGATTACCAAGATTACCATTAATTTTTGAGGTGTTATCATGATGTACAATCCCCCACACCCTGGTGGTATTTTGAAAGAAGAGTTGCTTGATGAACGAGGATTGACAATAACAGAGGCAGCAAATCGTCTCGGCGTTGCGCGTTTAACTTTATCACGTGTTTTGAATTGTCATGCAGCAATTAGCATTAATTTAGCTTTACGCTTAGAAATAGCTGGTTTAAACGACGCAGAATTTTGGCTTAAATTGCAACAAAAGCATGATTTATGGCAAGCTCGGCATAATAACCCCATGCCGGATATTTCGTCTTTAGAGCAAGTAAGCCATCCTTAGCAATTAAGACTTGGCTTGACCGTTTTTTCGCTTAAAACACATCAAATGTTTTTTGATAATTTTTTAATTTCTCTATTGATCTCGTCTATGAGGGGTTCATAATTGAGAACACTTTTAGGTACCGCACCCCCATAAATCCACGCTTTTACTTGCGCTTTGGTGCTAAAGTCCGCATTCTCAGGTATTTTGTAATACTGACCGCCATCAAATTTTTCACACTCTCTTGTACCGTCTTCATATTCGTAGAGATTATAAAAATACTCAGCGGCTCCATCTCCCCACGGCACATATCCAACAGCGGTTGCAACAAATTTTTTTTGCATGGGCTGTTTACGGTTTTTTAAGAGCAAATGTTTTAAAATGGGCATGTTTTCATCCTATATTTTACCAATAGCGTTATTTGTCTCAAATTTGACCGTATGGTGCGTTTTATGTTCCTAATGTGGTTTGTATCAAAAAAGTTCTAAATCGCGCTGTACGGTGCCTTTTTGTTGATTTAAACGCATATCTAATCCAAAAAGATCAGCACTTCTCACTGAAAAGGATTTAACCCAATCTTCGGTTTTTCAAGCATTTGCATCAATTTATCCCATTTTTCAGCAGAAATAGGTTCTCCTTTCGGCTTAATCTCTGGTCTATCGAGTGAGGTAAATATCCCTTTAACAGTAGTTCGAATATCGTCTTCAAGCTTTTCACAGTAAAGCAAAAGATCAGAAGAAGCGGGCATAAATGTCGTCGACAAGCCTTCTGCTTTACCCTTCATCACATCCCTTGTTGCAGTTTTGATTGCCCAACGGCTTAAACCATCGAGAGAAAAAAGATAAGCAACAGCTGTGGCTTTTTCATCTTCTCCAGGTTGGCTTTTAAGTCCACCAGAAAGCATGAGAAACATAGCTTTTATTTCTTCCTCAGAAGCTTTTTCATCAAGCATTTGCAAAGCTTCATTACCCAACGAAATAATTCTCTTCGCTTCTGCAGGTGATGGCTTTTTGCCCGGTAGCCAATGGAATGGAGGGTTTTGCATCATCCTCGAACAAAAATTTGTACGGACTGTCTGCATTTTTGAAATCGGACATGTGTTGTGTAATTCTATAGGCACGACCGCGCTGTTGTCCTGTTTGGGAATTGGTTTGTGTTCCATAATTTTCTCCTTGTTTGTAATTTTTTGAATTTCTCACCCAGTTACGCCACGTTGCTTGCCAATCGATTTTGGTTGCATTTGCTCCAGCTTTTGAATGCCAGTAATCTCGAAACTTTGCGATTTCGACTTTGACACGCTCTGGAGGCAAGCCCTCTTCGATTGCAAAATCGTAATCGGGTTCGAAATCATCCGGTAATCGACAACCCCGATTAGCTTTTGACCGCTTGGCTTTCTTAGGAACGTTTTCTTGCTCGTGAATGGGAGGTTGGTTATCTGATGATGTTGCGATTTGATCTGATTGGCTCTCGAGATCATGAACCTCGATTGGCTCTTCAACCAAATCGTTCGTTTCTAAATCTTCAGAACCAATTTCTTTTTTTGCTAATACGATAGTATTAGTTTTTTTATATATGTTATTGTCTATGTTAATGTGTTGTCGTGATGAACTCATCATGATGTCATCATGACATTGTGATGACGTCGTCATGACTTCATCATGTTCTCTTGATGAATTATCTTTCTTCTTATTTCTCTTGGTATTCGCAGCTTTTACAGCTCTTTCTGAAAGCCTATTTAAATTCTCATTGCAATTTTTTAATTCTTCTTCGACTTGTGTACTCCATAAATTTCCATTTTCTAATTGAAGAATTAATTTTTTTCGAATAAGTTTTTCTAACGACTTTTTAAAGGTGTGCACTGAACAGCCAACGACGCGTGCTAAAACAGAAGTGTCATCATAAATCGGTTCGCAGGCTCGATACATAAGAGCTGTGAGTGTGCTATAAGTAGCTTTCTCTGCTGCGTCAGTGCCAGCAAAGTCCATAATCCACTCTTGATAAAAATTGCGTACCCAAGGTAATTTACTGGACATTCTCTTTGTCCTTCCTGTGCTTATGCCATGCGGCTTCTGATTGTTGATTGTTGTTATTCAGCTCTTCTTCAACATCTAGACTCCAGATGTGGTTGTCATCCCAAAGAAAGATGTGTCCAGTTTCAGCTAAAAGATCTAGAGCATCATCAAGCTCATCAATTGAACAGCGAGTTAATGATGCTAAGGCTCGTAAATTGTTTGTAAGAGGCTTCCCAGTGTGTAACATTTTTAATCGCAACCTCATGTAAACATTGCCTTCAGTAGGAGGCAAATCAGCGAGATCAAGAAGCCATTTTTCGACATTAATTTTTATCCATTGGTTTCTATTTGACATTAGTGATTTCCCCTTCTTTCTTTAAATATAAAATTGCTAAAGCATCTGCTTCGTTGTCATCTTTAGGCGCGTGCCCTTTTGCACACACCGCTTTAATCATCTCTCCTTTTGAGGCATTCCCTTTTCTTGTTGTTGCTTTCTTAATTGTACCAACGGGAATGCCTTCATATGGTATTTGATGATGTTCACACCAAGCTGTTAATGTTGCTAACAAGCCGCCATAAACATGCGCTGCATCCGTCCCTACATGACGGCGCACTTCTTCAAAATACACCGCATCAATTCTCCTTGCTGTCATCTTCATTTCAGTAAGCCATTGTTTAAAACGCAAATAACGCATTCCACCGCCTTCAAAACGACGGGGCTGAAAATTCATGACGCCACTGAATATATGACCATCCGCACCACATATCGCCCAGCCTGTCTTGGTTCCTAAATCAAGACAGAGAATAGTTTGTGCATGAGTGATCATAATCCTCCCTTTAATGCTATTACATATTTATATGTGTGCTATGACAGAGCGTGTTGTGATTGCTTGTTTTGAAATAATGTTTGTGAAAAAGTAACCTCCCAATGATCCTAAAAAAGTGGGGGGAGTTATGATGCAAAAGTGGATAGTTGATAAGGTTATATTCTTATTGTACCGGATAAATGATAGTGCTGTATTTTGGCTGCACTGGATAAGTGATAATCTTACGATTGCTCCTATCATTGCTACGATAGTTACTGGAATGGTGACACTTTTTGTGCAACAACGAAGCTTAAAAAAACAACTTAAAATCTTCCAACGACAAACTATAACATCAGAAACCCAGACAGCTATTCTATTAGAAGATAAAAAAGCACGGGATTTGGGACCATATTTGAAATTGAAGGCAGTATTCTTCCCACAAAAATATGAAGGCACTTCACGCGTTAGGGTGAAATTGTGCATTAAAAATCTTACCAGAGAAGATATAATGATAAGGAATATACGCATATCGAAAAAAAGTCCCTTTAAGTTTGTTAAAAATGCTTGCCCTTTCGTTAGATGGCCATCTAAAACTTCAGCTGAACACCTCGTCATTAAAAGAACAACGCCCAAACTCATTGCGTTATGTCCCCAAAATATAAAATCAAATGCTTCATCAGAGTATGCTTTAAATTTTTTTATTATACCTGCTAAACGCTATACTTTTTTAGATTTCATAATTAGCTGCCGTAAGCCTAATTCCCGCAACATTGCAAATTTTACACTTGACCACACTTCGATTGTTAACCCAGAGGAAACATTCACTGTTCATTTTTGGGCCTCATATCCATGCTCAAAAGATACATATGATGAATTTGGCCCTGAATATTCCTTTTTGGCTGATAATCCTCATTTGTAGTTTTTTTGATGCCAAAATTAAAAGCATTCTTCTGCAAAAATAAAATCGATCAATCTTGGTTCTTCTTTTTTGTTAATTAAGCAAATGATTTTATTATTTAATTTATCAATTAGCTCCATTTGTGAAGCCAACTTTAATCTTTGTTCATACAGTGTCTTATTTTTTTGCTTAATTAAAGAGGATAGGTTTTCAAGTGCTACTTGTTGCTCCTCAATTGACTTATCTCGCTCTGCAAGAATTTCTTTATGCCATCTCATCCAATTATCAAATTTTAACTTATACCACTCTTCTTGTTTTTTAAGAATTGTTGTGTGAGTTTCGTGTCGTTTTACAAGTTCTTCTCTACTACAATCACGATCCGGTATTCGTCTAAATTTTTCCACCAATTTATCTCCATCCTCGATTTTTGTATTACAACCTATTAATCTACAAAACTGGGTGTAGATCTTCTTCAATATTCCGTTTCTCATGATCTTTCTTCTTTAAGAGTGTGAAGGGTGCTGTTGCTGTTCGTGATTATCTGTGGAATTATTCATACATTGACCGTGTATTATCCGATGTTGTAAATTTCTCCGTTGAAGAAATCGTACTTTTTCCTTGTTTTGTTATTGGAAGAGAAACTCCATGAGATTTATTCTCATACATATGAAGAAACCAATCTAACGTAAAACCCAGGGTGGACCTTTGGATTCAGATAATTGGATAATTATGTTCCAATATTTTGGAGAGATACTATTGCGATCACGCATTTTACGTGCAGCTTCATAGCTACAACCAATTTCCTTTGCAAATTGACGTATAGATCCCCAAGACTCAATCAAATTTTTGACATAAAAATCATTAACCATGATGCAAATAGTACATTAAGTACAATTTTAAATCAAGATAAAATAGTACACAATGAATGAAAAAAATAGTGGATAATGTACGAATGAGTTATTTGCCAAAAGATAGACTTAAAATAGCGCGTAAAAAAGCTGGGTATGCAACACCAAGCGAGGCTGCACGCGCTATACCAGCTCTTAATCAAAATACTCTAATTAGTCATGAAAATGGAAATCGTCCTGTTTCTCGACAAAAAGCCGAACTCTATGGACAAGTATTTAAAGTCGACCCGGGATGGATTTTATATGGTGAATCTCCTCAAGAGAATCCTAGCCTTAATATAAGTATTCCTCTTATTTCATGGATTAGTGCTGGAGAGTTAAGCGAGCAAGATGGGATAATAGACTTTTCAGATTATCCTATGACAGAGGCTGTTAACCTTCCTGCTGGTGAATGGATTGCTTTGCGTGTAGATGGCGCCTCCATGAACAAAATTAGCCCTCCAGATTCTATAATATTTGTAAATATGCGGGACAAAAAGCTTGTGCCTAATGCTTGCTATGTAATTGCAGATGAAACTGGGCAAGCTACATATAAGAGATACAGACCTAATGATGATCCTCCTTTTCAACCTGCGTCATATGATAAAACAATAAAAGTTCCTAGACTTGAAGGTGCCATTTCTATAATAGGTCGTGTACGACGCACTATTCTTGACATGTAAGTACAATAAGATTCTCTATTTAAGTTATCAATTAGATGCCATCAGAAAGTCATAGCAGTTTATTGATTCTTAAATTAGTCGATGATTCGTTATTTTTTTATTTTTTGAAAAAAAACAGTACATTTTGTACTTGACTATATTTAGTTTATAATGTACTAATATATCCATAAACCACAAACACACAATCACCAAGAGGCGTTAGGGAGGGGAAATCATGGAAAAGCCAATTCTTATTCATTTCGATGAAATTTTATTAGTTGTGTATGATGATGATCAACACATTGGTCAGTCAGGACCACTTGATGCAAGCCAAGTTCAAGCAATTATTGATGAGGCAGAGGATGCAATCCAAATCCTTCGCGTAAATCCTTCTGAGAAGAGTTGTGAAGATATCTCTGAAGAGATCGCAGAAGCATATGTAGAAGAAAATATTGAACGCCTCGATGAGGATAGTGAAGTCCATTACTTTATACGTGAAAGTGATGCCTACAATAGACTTTTAGATGATTTAGCAAAAGAAAAATATAATGATGAGATTTACGGTACTTATGAAGAGCAAAATAAATTGCGTCTTAGTGACGTCATTTAAACTCTAAGCGCGTCTTTAAAGGCGCCTTCTTTAATCCAATCAATCCTACCATTATGAGGTCCGTAATGGAAAAGCTCATTGCTATTCAACAAAATACAATCAAACAGGAAACTGTCCAAACTATGTCTAGCCGTGAAATTGCAGAGTTATGCGGTAAAAGACATGACCATGTTATGCGAGATATTCGTAAACTATTTAGCGAACTTAAAATCGACCTGAGTAATTTTGCTGGATTATACAAAGATTCAACAGGTCGTACTCTTCCTTGTTACCATCTTCCTAAACGTGAATCTCTTATTGTCATTTTAGGTTACAACACTGTATTACGCGCAAAAATCATAGATTATTGGAAAAAATTAGAAGAGCAAGCAGCTAATCCTCAAATCGATTTTTCAAGCCCTGAAATACGAGCAGCTATCATGATGCATCTTAAAAATAAAATTAAACAGACTGCATAGGAGTTCATCATGAACACTCTCATAGAGATTAAAGAACAAGTCATTGGTCAGGATATTGTTCAAACTGTTAATGCACGTGATCTACACGCATTCTTAGAGGCAAAACGTGATTTTTCCAATTGGATTAAAGATCGTATTAGCAAATACAATTTTATAGAAGGACAAGATTTTATAAAAACACAAGATTTGCGCTCGCCAAATTTGGCGAACGCAAAATCTAGGGCTGTTATGGCAATTAATTATTATCTCACACTCGATAGAGCAAAAGAACTTTCTATGCTTGAGAACAATCAGAAAGGGAGAGAAGCACGTTTATACTTTATCGAATGTGAAAAGCGTGTAAAGCAAGCAATAACACCACAAATCGACTATTCAAGTCCAAAAGCCATGATTGGCTTTTTGAATTACCTACAAGAGCAAATAGATCAAAAAGACACCATCATTGAAGATTTAACACCAAAAGCCATGGCTCTTGAAAGCTTACAGCGCCATGATGGGCTTTTTGGTCTTACAGAAGCTGCCAAAATTCTTGAGATGCAACCAAAACAATTCATTCAATTTTTACAGCAAAAAGGTTGGGTTTACAGACGTGCAGCAGGTGGAAATTTGCTTCCGTATCAAGACAAAATCCAAAAGCAACTGATGGATTGTCCAACCATCACGCTTCAAACCGCAAGTGGAATAGAAAAAGTCATTCCTTGCGCAAAAATCACCACAAAAGGCATTGGTGTGTTGTCTGAAGAAATCAAAAAACAAAGCATGCACTAAAAGGCAATAAGCATGGAAAAGAAATACGAACTCACTGATGAAACAAACGAAGTTTATTTGCGTCAAATTTTAAATTTTTTAATTGACAATATACTAACAGTATATATATCCTCAAATCAGGTGCTTGAAAAACACTTAAAATGCATAGCGGATGAATTGCCGAAACAGTTTATTTTCCGCACATTAAAGGCTTTGACTCATTGTATGCTAGACGCATATAATGGCTTTGTCGGGTGTAGTTACGCTATACAATACCCTTTATGGGGAAAGCGTAACGACGGACTATGCACCGTGTTTTTCAGCACCCGGCATCCTTTGTTGGATGTCAATGAAAAACATTTAACTGCATAGGAGTTCACAATGAACATTCTCATTAAAATATCAGAAAAAGTTATTGATCAGGAAACTGTTCAAACTGTTAACGCACGTGAGTTGCATGCATTTTTGGAAGTAGGTCGCGATTTTACGACATGGATTAAAAATCGCATAAAAGCATATAAATTTGTTCACACAAAAGACTATATTTTAACATTCCCCAAAACGGGGGAGCGTCAAAATGTCAGCATGACAGAGTACTATCTCACATTAGACATGGCGAAGGAACTCTCAATGGTTGAACGTAATGAGAAAGGCAGGCAAGCTCGTCGTTACTTTATTGAGTGTGAGAAAAAGTTAAAAAGCCAATCTGTTGAGTATGATGTTGATAGACGCTTTGATTTGCCAAGCCATTGGGAGGGTATGAATGCTGGTGAAAAAGCTTTGTATCTTTTAGGTCCTATCCATGTTCGTCTTATCGACGCCTTCAGAGTAGATGAAGAGAACAGAAAATATAAAGCGTTAATTAAAGAAGCAAAACAGGTCTTAGCAGGATCTGTTGTGAAAGCGGCTTAAGTAAAAAATTGATTTCATCTCCTCGTCCTTTATAGGCGGGGAGGTGGTCAATATCACACAGCCTCTATAGACCGGCTTCTAACAACCAAACCAACTTTTAACAGATGCGTGATTCACGCCACGGGGGAATTGCGCTTCAATGGAGGAAATCAAGATGAGTGAACTCAGTATCACGCAAACTGAATTAGTGGAAAAAACAAAAGATTGTGCAATCAAAGCAACGGCTATGGATCGCATTTTAACCAGAGCTTTAGAGAACGATGTCGATATGGACCGTCTCGAGCGTCTGATCGCATTGCGCGAAAAGGAAATAGAACGACAAAACTATCAAAGCTTTGTTGCTGACCTTTCCGCTATGCAAAGGGAATATCAAAAAATACAAAAAAACGCTACAAATACCCATACCAATAGCCAATATGCTACGCTTGATCAGTACATTGATGCCATCAAGGAGACCCTTTCAAAATACCACTTTGCTTTGTTTTCTCGTATCAAGGAACAGAGTTCAGACAGCATAAGCGTAGAAATGACTTTGACGCATCCGTCTGGAAATAAAATAGCAACAGAAGGAAAATTTCCTCATGATACGAAAGGATGTAAATCAAACATACAAGCGGTTGGCTCTGCTATCACCTATGCACGCAGATATCTGTTAGGCATGCTTCTTAATGTTGTGAGTACAGATGATGATACGGATGGGAACGTGCCTCTCACAAGTGCATTTCCGCAGCAGATCAGTGAGATCAGAACACTCATGGCACAAACCCAAACAGAAGAAACCAAGATACTTGCTTATGCCAAAGTCAACAATCTTGCCGATATGTCTGATGGACAGGCTCAAACGGTATTGCATCTTTTGAAAGATAAACAAAACAAACAAATGGCAAAAGCAGAGCAATCTCTCTCACAACAAGAACAGCAAACGGCGGTGTAACATGGAGCAAAGAACAGCAGAGTGGTTTCAAGCAAGATTAGGCAAAGTCACTGCTTCAAACATTTACAATGTGCTCAGTAAAACAGCCAAAGGAACACCTACTAGCAAATATGAGGAGTACAAAATCAAACTCATGACAGAGCGATTAACAGAGGAAATAAGCCAATCTTATCTAACACCAGCTATGCAATGGGGCATTGAGCATGAAGAGGATGCACTAAAAGAATATGCCATCATTTATGACACAGAGGTCATAAAATGTGGTTTCATTCAACATCCCACCATAGAAATGGCTGGAACAAGCCCTGATGGATTGATTGGGGAGGAGGGTTTAGTTGAAGTCAAATGCCCACACTCCACCAAGCATCTACGCTTTTATATGGATGGCACTATCAAGCCTGAATATAAGGCACAAATGCAATTCCAAATGGCATGTACAGGACGTCAATGGTGTGATTTTGTCAGCTATGATCCGCATTTTGTAGGCAGATCCCTTCGTTTGCGCATGAAAATTAAACGTATCCACCGTGATGAGAAACAAATTGAACAGATCAATCAAGCAGTTGAGATATTCTTAGAGGAAATAGAGCAAGAGATGAAACAGATCTTGACACAAGCCGCTTGA